ATCTCCAGCTGATAGAAAGTATCGAGCTACTCTCGCTGATGCCCGTCGCAGTCGCGGCATGATGGGTAAAGGTGGGTCTGATCTTTCTCATACTAAGAGTGGCCGACTAGTAAAGGAATCGCCATCAAAGAATCGAGCACGTAATGGTTCCAACGGTAAGAGTACCCGCAAATGAACAAAGGAAACGCTAAACCTCCTGGTCTTTACGCCAACATGAATGCTCGCAAAGCAGCGGGTAAAAGCCGCCCCAAGAGTAAAAGCACAATCTCCAAAGCGGCTTACGCTAACATGAAAGCTGGATTTCCTAAAAAGAAGAAGTAAACCACTCGGATTCATTAGCCCAATGATTCTGGAAGCCCCTTCCGACTATCTCTTTAACCTAAAGGCCATGACTTCCTCAGAAGCTAAGAGACTTTGGCGATCAGCAATTAAGGAACATTGGAATAACCAGTGTGCCTATTGTGGATCAGATCATAATCTCACTTTGGATCATGTGATTCCAAAGGCACGTGGAGGTCACGACACTACATCTAACGTGGTGCCTGCCTGCCTCAAGTGTAACCAATCAAAAGGTTCGAACCATTGGTTATCTTGGTGGACTGCTCAAGACTCTTTTGACCAGTCTAATTTTTCTAAGGTCCTTGCCTGGACTACTTGTTAACGTTAACTTATTTTTTATTAAGTAATCAAAATGGCTACTGTTGCTGACGGAACTACTTACGGTTCTGTGTCTAATGCCCCTGGTTGGAGGGACGAAAACAAACAAACCAACCGGACTCACACTACCGCTAATGTGTCGGGTGGTACTACTACAACCACCACTATTGCCGCTTCCTACGGTGCTGCTACGACGGCTGTGGGCGCAAGTGCTACTGTTCAAGCTGCTACGACTGCCATTCGTGCCGTCCGTGCTGCTCGTACCAAGCCTACCTCTGTTACAACTGGTCTTCCCACCTCGAAGGTAACGGGAACTGCTACCCGTAAGGAAACCGGCGCTGTTGCTTCCTTTGGCACACGTGTCAACGGCTCTGGTTATACCAACGGCACCTATACCAACGTTGCCCTGAGTGGTGGTTCTGGTTATGGCGCTACTGCTGACATCACCGTTTCGGGTGGTGCTGTGACCGCTGCTACCCTGGTTCGTGGTGGTCAATGGTACACCACTAGCGACACCCTGTCCTGCCAACTGATTGGTGCCGGTACCCTGTTTGCCCTTCCTGTGGCAACCGTTGGGATGGGTTGATAGACATGGCGACTGTAACTTCAAGTCGTCGCCGTAATGAGCGTGGAAGTGGTAGCAAAAAAGTTGCTGCTTCCACCCCTAAGCCGCGTCAGACTTCCGTAGGTAATCGTGGGGCACAAGCTGGTCCCCTTAAGCCTGGTACCCGTACTTCCGGTACCCCAATGGTTAATAGCAGCAGCCCTGCTATGCGCCAAATCCAAGCCAAAGCTTCTGAACTTCGCAGCCAAGTAGACAGGGGCGTACGGTCAGCTCGTCAAACAGCAACGTCCCTGCCTAACTCTGTTCGTGCTGGACAGAACCTTGTGCGTCAAGGCGCTCAAAATATGCGTCAAGCAGCAGCTGGGACAATGAGTGCTGCCCAACGTACCGCTCTTCAAGCCCAAGGCGCTGCTGCTAAAGCCGCTGCTCAAGCTAAACGAGGCGCTAAAGCAGCCATGAGCAACATGAGCAAAACTCTTGCTACCAAAGGCAGTGTCCGTCCTGGTCGTCCTGTTGGTGGTCTACGTAGTGGACTTGCTGGTGCAGCTATTGAGCAGGCTGCTAGTGCTGCCCTGTCTCCTCTTGCCCGTAAGGCAGGTACAGCACTTGGAAAAGCCTTGAAGCCTGTTGGTCGTGCTATTGATAATCGCCTTCCCGGTATTAATAGCAAAGATGAAGCTCGTCGTCGTGCGGTTTCTGTTAAAAAGAATGCTGATTCTTTTGGCGGTCAATATCAAAAGGGTAAGGCATCCCCAAGCAAAGCTCCAAAGATGTCTAAAGCCAAGAGCTTCGACAATGCCTTTGCTTCTGCTCGTAATTCCGGCATGAAGACCTTTGTCTGGCAAGGCAAATCTTATACCACAAAGATGAAGTAAAGACCATGCCTAACATGCGTCAAGACAATCGCAAGACAAGTTCTACTACCCGTCAAGCACGTATTAAGGGCAATGCGGGGGGTTCTCAACCGAGGCCCCGCCCTACCCAAGTTTCAACCATGAAACAACAGGGGCCCCTTAAACCCAAGACGGTGACCAGTAGCAATCGTGCTCAATCACCACGCCTTCCAAAGCTTCCCAAGAATCCAGTTCGGGGAACGACCAACACCATTCGGGCCACAGGTGGTAATAGCAAGGACGCAAAGATCAATCGCCTTTCCGCACAGGCAGCTAAGACAACGCCTCGTAAGCCAGCTGGTCCCAAACTGATGCCAGGTGGTCTTGCTAAGGCTGCTTCTACGGCTATGGCTCTGCGTAAGATGACTCCTGCTGGTCTCGCCTACGAAACCCTCAAGGCACGCCCCACTGCTAATGGCGAGTTGGCTTATAACCAAAAGCTTGCGGCTTCGATCATGAAGAAAAAGAAAAAAGGTTAATCATCATGCCACTCAAAAAAGGTTCATCTAAGAAGACCGTATCTTCCAACATTTCCAAGATGGTCAAGGAAGGTCGTCCCCAAAAACAAGCCATCGCTATTGCCATGAGCAAAGCAGGCATGAAGAAAAAGGCTAAATAGCCGTCAACGGGTCCTGTATGCCCCTACAGGGCCCCTCCACCCCCTTCCGTGTATGTTTCCCTTATGACCCCCAACACAAGCACCGTAGAAGCCCGTCTAGAGGCTAGCTTCCCTTTGTTTCTTTCTCTTGTCTGGAAGTCGTTAGACCTACCTCGTCCAACAAGAGCACAACTTGCCATTGCCGGGTACCTTCAGGATGGTCCAAAACGACTACAGATCCAAGCATTTCGGGGTCTTGGTAAGTCCTGGATTGCGGCTGCCTTTGTGTTGTGGACCCTGTGGAATGATAAAGACAAAAAGATCCTCGTTGTGTCAGCTAGCAAACAAAGGGCCGATGACTTTACCATATTTATTCAGAAACTCATTTTGGAATGTGAGTGGTTGGCTCACATGCGTCCAGTTGACGATGACCAACGATGGTCCCGAGTATCGTTTGACATTGCTGGGTGTCGTCCTGCTCAGTCTCCATCCGTCAAATCAGTGGGAATCACCGGACAGCTTACCGGCAGTAGGGCAGACCTCATTGTGTTCGACGACGTTGAGGTTCCTGCCAACTCTGCTACCGACTTTATGCGGGAAAAGCTGCTGCAACTTGTGACGGAAGGGGAATCAGTGTTGACCCCCAAAAAGGACAGCCGCATCGTCTTCCTTGGGACGCCTCAAACTACGTTTACTGTATATCGGACCCTGCGTGAGCGCAATTACCGCCCGTTTGTATGGCCTGCCCGCTATCCAAAAAGCCTTGTCGGATACGAGGATGTCCTAGCTCCACAACTTGTGGCGGATATTGACAAGCAGGGACACGAAAAGTTAAAATGGCAACCAACCGACACAAGGTTCTCTGAGATTAACCTGCTTGAAAGAGAGCAGAGCATGAGTCGGAGTAACTTCATGTTGCAGTTTATGTTGGACACAAGTTTGTCTGACGCACTGAAGTTCCCCCTTAAGCTTAGCGACTTCTCAGTGATGCCTCTGGACCCCAGCAAGGGGCCTTTGGACGTTGTTTGGGGTTCTGATAAGGAAACCCTCCTTGACCTGCCCGCCGTGGCCCTTCCAGGCGATAGGTGGCACAGGCCAAAGACAACCGGAGAGTATGTCCCCTACAACCAAACCATCGTTGCCGTGGACCCAAGTGGTCGCGGAAAGGACGAGACCGTAGCAGTCGTCTTATCACAGATCAACGGATTCATCTTTATCAGGGACATTCTTGCGACACAGGACGGGTACTCCGACAAGACACTAAGGGGCATCCTAACCCTTGCCAGGAGATATGGTTCCTCGCTTTGCTTGATCGAGTCTAACTTTGGAGACGGAGCTGTGATGGAGTTAATGAAAAAACACGCCCAGGAAATGAAGGTTGGTATGGCCTTTGAGGAGGTACGTGCTACCACCAGGAAGGAGGATCGAATCATCGATACACTGGAACCGGTGTTAAACCAACATAGACTCGTTATCGACGAAAAGTTGGTCACCTGGGACTATCAATCCAACCACGACATGGCCCCAGAGGAACGCCTTCCTCGAATGCTAATGTACCAGCTTACTCGCATGTGTCGGGAAAAAGGTGCCGTTAAGCACGATGACCGGGTTGACGCGTTGGCCTTGGGTGTCAAGTACTTTCAGGATATTCTGGCCATCTCCGCCAAGGAACACGAGATCAACAAGTCCCGTGACCAATGGAACAACATGGTCCAGGGATTCCTGAATGCCCCAACACTAGCCACAGATCTGCTGGTCGCAGGAAGCGATTTTTCAGAGCCGATCACCCAAGAGGAAGGGGCCATTTTCACGTGGATCTAAAACGCTGAAACCCCTTGTTACCACTGCCCCCGAAAGAGGGTGCCTACTATTACCCGTGGAAGTGGTGCTCCATGGGTGTGGAAACAGCGGTTCCGAAGGGGGGAAAGAGGGGGGTTCCCCCTTAAGTAGCCCCTTCCCCAACGCATGACCACTGTACCCCGATCCACCAAAAGTAAACCCATTACCAAATGAGTGTCTCCTCGGAAGGTCGGGTATGGATGACGGACGGTCCCCCTCCGGGGGGGCTGACAAAAAGAAAGGGGGGAAGTTAGGGGGGAAAGGGGGGGTATGTATTAGACAGTAGACGGAGCGAAGCGGAGACTACTGTAGGTATACATTACTAATAACGGTAATAAGAATAATAAAGACAGTAATAAGAATAATAATAAAGACAAATATTATTCCTTCTCTTATTACCGTATATAATGCGAAGCGTAGCGGAGCTTATATTATTAATGATCTTATTAATTCTTCTTTATTGTTCTTTAAGGAAGAATGTATCCGATAGGTAGTAATGTGATACATCGTGACCTATCCGATACAGCTGTTATAGAAAGAAAAATCAATCATAACAATACTACTAACACCTCTGTTACTATAACCACCACAATTATCAACAATGTCCGCTAAGCTTATCTGGATCACACCAGCAGCAGAACATCAAATTGAATACTGTGCCAGAGTAAGTAATCCCAAGGGTCAGCAGACGCTGGATACAACGGGAAAGCTTCTTAGGTACCTAGTGAAGCATAAGCATTGGTCTCCATTCGAAATGGCCTCCTGCTGTTTTGAGATAAACACAACAAGAGACATCTCGGCACAGATACTCCGACACAGATCTTTTTCCTTTCAGGAGTTCAGTCAGAGGTACGCCTCAACCACGGAGGGGCTAGGGGGAATTGACATTCCTCAGCTTAGGAGGCAAGACCAGAACAACAGACAAAATAGTACTAATGATCTATCTCGGGAAGAGACACAAGCGTTTTACAGACGGATCAGTTCTCTCTTTGAAGACCTTGAGCATCTCTATGGAGAAATGTTGTCGTCAGGGGTGGCTAAAGAGAGTGCTAGAAAGATCCTTCCCATGAATAGTCCAACAAGACTCTACATGGCAGGAACAATCCGCTCGTGGATTCACTACCTCCAGGTTCGTCGTGGACCGGAGACACAAATTGAGCACCGCCTTGTTGCTGAAGAAATTAATCGGATCTTGAATGATGAGATGCCAAACTTGTGGGAAGTAATCACATAGGTGTCTAGAAGGTCCAGGAAGACCCCTCTGACTCTCCGTAGGTGTCCTTACACCTCCGGCTCCTCAGAGGGCCCTTCTAGCGGCTTGTAGCGCGTCCCATGAATTTTGACACAAATTTATTAAGTCCCTACGCAAACCGACGCGCGCGGGAATCCCCCCATAGCCCACCCCCCGGCCTAAATCATGGCCACCCCCACCCCTTCTGTGTCCAAAACCCTGTCCAAACTGCTGTGTCCAGCCCCAGATCCATTGGTATCACTGGCCTGATCATCTGCTGTGAATGCAGGTACGCAAGCAATCCTGGCCAAGACACTAGTACAAATGCACTAGCTGCTACATAATCCGGTGCGCATGTGTAGTATGTGTGTACTTATTGATAAAGAATCTGTGCGATTCGCAATAACGTATGCTTATTGAAAATAGCTAATCCCTTGCTATCACTAGGATCTAGGATTAATTGTAACGAATTGTGAAGATATCCAGCGATGCCCTGGTCCCTAGCAGGTTCAGGGTTTACCATTACGTCAAGCGAGCCGAATCACTTACCACTCGCTTTCACTGATCATGACTAAGTTAGAATGGGATGAAATGTATAGGAAACTATACGATGTTTATGATTATGCTGGGCTACGCAATGAGTATGTTCGCAAGCATCTTGGCGAGCTACTTGATTACATGGGACAGTATAAAGAACGCTTTGAACGTCCTATTGATTAATTAAGCAACTGATTACTACACTTTAGGGGCAGGTAACAGAGCCCCTTCTCTGTAGCAATTAGCTACGCCCTTTCACGTTCACCACACCCCTACACCAATGATCAATCACTCTTGGGCAGCCCATGCGCTTAGGTGCTCGGCTCAACGTATCAAGAACTTAGAGCCTTTTTATCTCTACAGCTGGGCTGATTGTAGGATCCAGCGAGAGAGAATCACCTTGGATCTTCTCTATGATGCCACTGTTGAACATGCCGCAAGAACTTATCTTGAGGTTACCCGCTGACTATTTCCACACCCATTAACAACCAATGATCATGTCCCGCATCACCTATCCACCGATCTTCAAGGCTACCTTTCGCATCAGGGAAGCCTATGGCAACACCAGGGCTTATCCAGTCAACCGGGAAGCTGTATTGTTGTGTCAACTGTCAGGGAACAAAACACTACGGGGACAGGAGATCTCTACTATTAGAGAGCTGGGCTTCGAGTGTGTCGATACTGAGGGTGACTTGATTAACGCTGTTGACCTCTACTAAGAAACATCATGGACGCTCTTGATTATTACTTACTTGATCAACATCTTGAGTATTACTTCGCTGATGCTGAGGATGAACAAGAGGGACTAGAGGATGACTGCGCTCTTGGATTGTATGTGGGGGAAGATGATTAAAAACCTCGCCCTCACATTGTTCTTTGCTTTGATTACCTATGCTATCGTCTCCGATCTTGGCCAGCCACAGCATGATTACCGTGTCCCTAGCATTGCTACTCTTGCTGATTAAAACTTACACTAAAATGATGAGGCAACTCTGATGGTATTTAAGGATGCAAATGAGGCTGCTATTCGCTGGACTGCGCAGCCTTTTTATTACTCTGAGTCAGACAAACGTATTCTCACGATCATCAATCAAGCACAACTTTATGTCAGCACCAAAGGCCACAGCAACGCAAACAAAGTCGGATACCTTGAAGAATGTCTCAACAGTATCAAAGACGCTGTTAAGTTACAAAGACGCTATGAGGAGGAGAAGTAAATCAAATAAAAAACCGTATCGCTTACCCTTCACCATTGTGTAATGCTATGCCTAAGCTAAAAGAACGAGAACCTGACTGGGGCTCCTTTCCACCTGAGATGAGGAGACTGGTTGAAACTATCAGACAGAAGGGTAGTGATGCCCTTGATGAGATGCAACGTATTCTCGTTGTTCAGATCTTCAGGACATCTGCTATGACACATGATCCACGTGTTGAATTTGTTAAGAAAAGGATCCAGGAAGCTCATCTTGACTATTGCTTCCGATTGCCCACCTATTCTAAAAAGAAGTGAGCATAGTCTGCTGGGAATTTATCAGTCCCTGCGGGGCCTCTGGTAAGATCATGGCCCATAGCAAGGCACATGCAATCATGAGCATTAAGGAATTGTTTCCACACATTAATCTTCTTTCACTCACCCTTATTCGGGAGGATTTATGGACTTCGAAGTAGCTATTCGCATCACGGGTAGGCAACACCTACCCAATCCAGAACAGCTTAGCTTACATCTTGCGGATGTATTAACCTGGAGGCAATTGCGTAAGCTAGCAAAGCGTAACAACCTCCATCAATACAGTTACCTCAATAAAAAGGGGTTGGCTACTGTTCTTGCTTACCAGGCTTTTAATAAAGCTTCACGACACCCACAAATCAATGGCTTGGAAATTGTATCGGCAGGATGATTATGACAATCAGCTTTATGAGTTGATTCATAGTGGTCTTGATAGGTTGATTGATCTTGGTTCTAGGATGGAGGCACATGAAGATGTGTTAGCCACCCATGAGGAAGATCTTGAGACTGGGGAAGTAACACCACTTCCTGATTGTCATCCTGAGCAGTTATTGATGGCTCAACTTGGTCTCGATGGGGCTGAGGATGAGGCAGAGATAACTCAAAAGATGATTCAATTGATCTCTAGGATCATGATCATTCGTAATGCTAGACACATCGTTAAGGATAGTCCTACACCGGAGGTTGATTGATCAATGGCAACAACTGAGCAACTCGCCCGACAATTACAGCGAGAACTTGATGCAAGAAGTGAAGCGATTAAACGCCTCAAGGAGAGAACACGTAATGCTGAGGAAAGATGTTATGCTAGCTCTACTGTGTATGGTTCGGCCTTTATTAACAAAGGATTAGAACTTATTACAAAGGAGATTAGCAATAAGCTTTCTCGCATTAACTCAGGATGGGTTGCTGATAAGGCTGCGGCTGTGGTTCCCATCAAGGACTGTGACCCAGCCATTCTTGCTTTGATTACTGCCAAGGGTGTCCTTGATATTCTTGGGGTAAGAAGAATTGAGAATCTTACTTATCAAGCAGCTACTACCCACATTGGTAACTTGGTCTATCATCAGGTGATGTTAGATCAATTTTGTAGTAAGAACCCTGAGCTATTTAATCAGGCTCGTCTTCACATCCACGATCACAAAGGCTATTCCTACAAGGTCCAACGGTATCGGGCGGTTATGAGGCGCCATGAGATCGAGGCTTTGAGGTGGCCAACCAGCGTTAGGCATCTAGTTGGTGGATGGTTGTTGGATCGTCTTGCGGTGTCTACCGGATGGATCACCACCAGAACGGTCTTCAGAGGCCCTAAAGACAGCCCGACCTACCTGACCTACCAACCAGACTTTCTAAAGGCCAAGGAGGCGCTTCTAGCGCAGGCTGAGGCGTTTGCTGGTTGTATGTGGCCTATGCTCTGTGAACCCAACGACTGGACCAGCGAATACAAGGGTGGATACCTGACAAACGACCTGAGAAAGCTGACAAAGCTGATCAGGACTAGGATTCCTGGAGGGTGCCTACTAGTACAGGACAGCGAGGCTCTCGTCATGCTGAACCTGCTCCAGAAGGTCCCCTATCGAATCAACGACAGGGTTCTTGAGATAGCCAACTTCTGTATGGAACACCGCATCACTGTGGGTAAGTTCCGAGCTGAGGAGCCAACACCTCCACCGCCAAAGCCAGAGCCATGGGAAACCGCCTCGGAAGAGGATAAGATTTCCTATCGGAGAATGAGAACTGAGATTGAAGATCAGAACTCAGCTCTGGCACAGAAGAACTACAGAACAACTGAAGCTCTGTATGTGGCTAACAAGTATAAAGGAGACACCTTCTGGATTCCCTGGTCTTTTGACTTTCGGGGAAGAGTTTATCCAATTCCTACTAGCCTTAGTCCACAAGGAACAGACTTTGACAAGAGTCTTGTTTACTTTGAGGAAGAAGGAGAGGTCAATGAATGGTGGTTAGCCTTTCAGGTTGCTACTACTTATGGACTAGATAAAGCACCAATGGAGGAGAGAATTGATTGGGTCAATCAGAACCATGAATTCTTGAGTCATCTTGCTACTGATCCAGAGGGGACAATCTCTATGTGGTCAAGAGTAGAGGAACCTTGGTGTTTTATTGCTGCTGTGTTGGAGTACTATCAATGTGTCATCACTAAGACTAAGAAGACTTCTGGTCTTCCTGTGTCAGTAGATGCTACGTGTTCTGGACTTCAACATTTGTCAGCATTGGCATTGGATAAGACTGCTGCTGAGATGGTCAATGTAGTTCCTACTGACAAACCCTCTGATGGGTATCGTATTGTTGCTGAGAAGGCAAAGGAGATTCTTCCTGAGCATCTACATCAACACATTACGAGAAAGGTAACCAAGCGCACTGTGATGACTACGCCTTACGGGGTTACGTTAAATAGTGCGAGGGATTACATCCGTCAGGAACTCAAGGGTATTGAACTTGAGAAGGGTGAGTTACAGGTAATAGTTAAAGCTATTTACCAGTATGCTGTCAGACAAGTCTTTAACGGTCCGTGTCGATCAATGGAGTTTATCCAGAAGGTTGCTGCTGATCGTATTAAGGCTGGAGCTACATCAATTGATTGGATAACTCCTTCTGGGTTTCCTGTTCATCAAGAGTACCGTCGTAATGAAGCAGAGACAGTTAACACAAAGTTACTTGGTCAACGAGTACGATGTGAGCTGTTAAAAGAGTGGGAAGATCGACAGATTGACCTACAAAAAGCAAAGACTGCTGCTAGTCCTAATTTAATACACAGCCTAGATGCTGCGTTATTGCATAAGGTCTTTGCTGAATGGATGCGTCCCTTCACAGTTATCCACGACTGTGTGCTTGGTCGTTCCTGCGATATGGACGACATGGGCGTAGCCATTCGAGACAAGTTCATTGAGATCTATTCCCAACCAGTCCTCAAGGATTGGGCTACCCAGCTGGGGGTTGACTTTGATGAGAGTGTCATGTTAAATACCCTGGACATCAATGATGTTCAAGAATCCGCTTACTTCTTTTGCTGATGTCTTTTTCCACGATCACAA